ATGGTTATTGAGTCAGCAGATATTGACTTTAAGGATGAAGCTGACATAGAGACAAAGGAACCTAAGTATCATTATTACGAAGGCTTAGATGGACATTGGAAGAAGGAAGAAGTTGAACAGACTGCTTTAGATATCGAAGGTGTTCCGACTTATGACAAGATTTCTCAAACAATTACTTCTAATGTTGTTGACGATTTCTTGATCACTCAACAATATGATTATCCAGAAGACTTTGAAGTTAAACGAGCCTTGTATTTGATTAGTGAAGGATATGAATACGACGACGTAGCGAGTCAATTACAAACTACTACTGGATTAATGGTTAGCGAGTTAAACAAAGCACGTCAATACTTTGCACCATATGCTGCCGCTTGGAAAAAACTGAAAGATGAGGCAAGCAAATGACAAAGCAAATTCAAAAGAAAGTAAATGTTGCAAGTAATGCGGTTCACACGCATTCACAGGCAAATGAATGGGCTGAAAAAGTTCAGCCTAAGCATAGACGTAGACCTTTAACATTTGGAGACATGTATCTACGTGCAGTTTGCATATTGGGTACATTAATTAGTTTGTACTTGGTTTATTTTTTCTACACGTTTAATTGGTTCACATTAATGGGATTAATGATGGCAGCAGTTATTGCCTTCACGTACATGTTTAAAACAACCATGAGGATATCAGGTGAAAACAAATGACATATTTTGCAGTGTGTTTAAAAGACAATAAAAAAATCTGGCACTCACATCCATATATGACAATCAGAGGAGCACAGAACGCTGCTGATAAATTCAATGAGCAAATTGACTCTGATCAGATTGAGTATAAAGTGATGAATTTAGATGAGTTACCAAAAGATTCAATCTATATTCCAAGCCGAGAATTATAAATGAGCCTTTACTTCACAAAATAAGGAGAATCCAAATGCTGAAAGAATATCGTAAAACTGCAACTATTAATGCAGAAAAATTTGGTACCACGCTTAAGCAAATTGAAAAATATAGTCTGATTTATGTGTCAAGTGAGAATTTTTATTGGATTGAAACAAAGACTGGCATGGCAAAACTTAAAGCGGGAGATTGGATTGCCACTGGAGTAGATGGTGAGCATTGGCCAATTAGTAATGAAGTGTTTCAACAAACTTATATGGAGGTATCAAAATGAAACCAACAGAACAAGTCATTCAAGAACTGCGACAGGAAGTTGAAGAATTAGATTCAAAGGAAATGAAGATTGATAGATTCTTGAATGAACATATTCAAGATATTGATTACTCACAAGCAACTGGATTTGATGTTCAGTTAGATGGAATTAAGTTAGAAAGAATTGGGTTGAAACTTCGTATTAAAAACTTGCAGTCTAAATTGGAGGACATTTAATGATTACGTTAACTGGATATGAATTGATTCAAGAAGCTTGGGTTGATTGGCAAGAGTTTGCAGATGATTACGTTACTTTCGATAAATACTTTCCAGAAATGAAAAATATTCGTAAAGACAAATCATACACATGCACTGATCAACTATCGGATATCGAGGAAGTGAAAGAGTAGTGTTAATTGCTCTGATTATTATCTTCGCAATTGATTTAATACTGGAGGAGTTTATGTGATGTGGCTGGATAGTCAAATTGAATTAGTATTACAAAGTCGGAGCTTTAAGACTAACGTTCACCATCTTGCTAACGAGACTGGTATGGACGATTACGAAGCACAAACGGAATTAAGTTCAGAGATACTTAATAAACGTTTTTCAGGTTTAAATCCATTAGATGTTATTAAAGGGTTAGAAGATAATGATCCTTACTTCACGTTCAAAGTTACGTATGCACGTAAGGATATTGAGCAAAGATTATATAAAGATATTAATCGACAAAAGGATACCATTAACAAACTTCAAGATACTGTCAATCGGCAGTATCTTTTCGAGGTTGATAATGGATTTAGCAAAGACGATATCGAACGAGTAATTGATCTATTACCAGACCTTTACAAGAATACGAAAACACAATTGTTTGTTGCCACGTGCTTAAGATATGGTAAGGCAGAAACAATGATTAGGCTTCAGTTAACACCCAAGCAGTTTCATCAGAAGTTAAGGAACGCTGAACGTTATAGCAATCGACATCGCGAGAAGTTTAATCTGGTTGCTGTTAGCAATGAAGAGATTGCACTAATGGATGAACAGGTGTGTTTGATTGCGTTAATTAGTTGCTTAGAGAGTTGTGATTATACGGATGATAAGTTCCAGTCATTGCTTGATTATCTGGCTGATATGTCAGGAGAATTGATTGGACAGCTACCAGGTATTAAACATCAAGCAGCAGTCCTGGAACATTGGACCAACGCTGATGTTAATGACAAATACACACTTGTCAACGGTATCTATGAAAGGTTAGATGATATCGGGCGAACAAGCGTTCGGGGTAATGCATATGCCTAGAGTTCACATGTGTCAGCAAGCTTTGTGTCATGCCATCATACCGTTCGAACAACGATACTGTGATAAGCATGTTGAACTACATAAGCCATTCCAATCAGTTACTAAAAAGGACAAACAACAGACCGACAAATATTACAATCGCTTTGAACGCGACCAAGAAGCAAATGCATTTTATCATTCATCAAGCTGGGTCAAGGTTTCGAACTATGTTAAGAACAGAGATTATTATTCCGATGCGATTACTGGCGCGGTTATTCCAGATGGTGAATTAATTGTGGATCATATTGTTCCAAGACGGTACCTATCAAGGGATGAGGCACTGGACACTGACAACCTTTGGTGCTTAAGCCGTGCACACCACAACATCAAGACCAAATTAGAACAGTCAATCGAGTCAAAGCCTAACGGTATCAACAAATTGAAGCACATGAAGCAGTCTTGGTGGCAGAAAGCTATCGAAGAACGCATCAAAAAGAATGAATAAAAATATTTTTGACTAGAAACGTTGATGTAAAAGCTTTTTACCCCGCCCCCGGTACCTTGTCCAAAGGAGCGAACGCAGAACAAATAAAGTTCATGAGCGTTGCAGTTTTAAAATGTTTTTAATAGGGGGTACCCACTTAATAATCGAAAGGAGGATGGGGATGGCTGGTCGAAAACCAAAATTAACCAATGATTCATCTGACCGAAAAGAACAACGAGATCGAACCGAACAGTTGATTGAGAAAACAACTGAAATGAAACAACTTCAAAAGACCCCACCTCGTCATTTGAATTCGTATGCTAGGGCATTGTGGATTAACTTGTTGCCTTTGCTGAGAGAGACAAAATATATTAAACAAGCGGATGCCAAAACTGTCGAAATGTTGTGCATGAACTATCAAGTTATGCGCGAGGCGTATGAAGATATTAAAGAAAACGGAATTACCAAAGAAGTTTATCGAACTGTTGTTAATCCAGTAACTGGGGATGTGATAACAAGAGAATTTTCAGGTTTTAAACGTAACCCAGCCACTCAAATTTTGGACACGACCACTGCAAAGATTAAAAGTCTATCGGAATCACTTGGATTAACTCCGGCAAGTCGCGCGCAAATTATGAACATCGTTCCTGAAGAAGATGATGGAGACGTGAGCATGGGAGAATTATTGAGCAAAGGAACTGACTTTTAATGATGGATAGAATTGATTTAACTGACAAAGGAATGACAGTTGATAAGGCGTATCGTGATCAACGTGAAAAAGGGTGTTACGAATTTGTATTGGAAAAATACAAAGATCCAGCGACTGTTTACTCATGGATGGTTTTAGAAAATCGCATTATTGCTAGTGTGATGACTAAACTTGATTGCTTTAGGCACCTGCAAGATTTGAGAAGAATCACAGAAGATGATGAATTCAAATACACGTATGATTTAAATAAATGCCGTGCCATTTTAAATTTCGCTGCATTATGTCCCGACGTGAGCACTGGTAAGCCGTTACCTCTAATGCTTTGGCAGCAATCTATTTTGTGTAAAGTTCAAGGATGGAGACAACCTAGTGGTGAGAAACGATATACTCGCTTTATCATGAGTGTTGCTCGTACAAATGGTAAAACCTATGTCACTAATATTTTGATGGTGTACGCATATCTAGTTGAAACGGACGGAAAGTACAATCAAGATTTGGGATATATTGCCCCGGTTACTGCTCAAAGTAAAAAAGGGTACGGTTATTTACAAACGACTTTCAATTCGTTGTCTGAAATTAATGCATTCAAAAAAGAGTTTAAGAAAAAAGATATTAGACCACTAGATGACGTGGTTAAAAGTCCGAAAAATCAAAATAAACTCATGCGACTATCACATGAGTCTGGGAAATTAGATTCATTTCACTTTTTATTTTTAGTTTCGGATGAAGCTGGCGACGATAAAAGTATTGCAAAAATAAAAGAAAATAATGGCAAAGTCACTTCTGGACAAATCCAAACTGACAATCATCAGTTCGGGCAAATATCAACCGCCTATCCAGATTCAAATAGTTATTTATATCAAGATGAACGGTTGCTTGAAGAAACGATGCAACGTGATTACGAACGATTATTAGATGATTATCTTTGCATGGTTTGGGAACAAGATGATTTGAAAGAAACAAACAATCCATCAACTTGGATTAAATCAAATCCAATGCTAGGGCTAAACGAAAAGAAACGTAAAGCGATGCTGACTAGTCTGACATCAGAACGTGATACGTTTATGGCTCAAGGTAAATTACCAGAGTTTCAAAATAAGAACTTGAATATGTGGTTGCAAGTTAAGCAAAATACTTACTTGGAATTAGACGACATTACTAAGTCGGGTATTGATGATTGTCCATTTGATATTAAAGGTCGGAAAGTGTACATCGGTTTTGATAAATCTAATTTCAGTGATGATACAGCATTGGTTTTTATGTTTCCTTACACAAATAGTAAGGGTAAAAATAAAATGCATATCATTCAACATTCGTGGATTCCGTTAGCTCGTTCCCAAAATAATATTGTGATTAAGGAACGACAAGATAATGTGAACTATCGTGAATCTGAAGAACGTGGATTTGCGACAATTGCTAAGAATGATTATGGATTTATTGATGATGATGCAATTTTTCACTGGTTAATGGACTATGTAACCGATAATGAACTGAAAGTGCTATTTTTTAATTACGATGCTTGGAATACAAGCACGTTTGTTATGCAAATTGACCAGTTAACTGATTGGCCAACACAGCCGGTTAGGCAAGGAACAAAATCTTTGAATGAACCAACCACAGATTTTCGGAAGCAATTAATGCTTGGCAATATCACTTACGACAGAAAAGACACGTTGATCCAATACAGCCTGAAAAATGCCATTTTGTTGGTGGATAACAATGGTGTCAAAGTTGACAAAGACAAGGCGACTACCAAAATTGATATTGTGGATGCAATCATTGATGCACATTTTATGGGGATGTACCACTTTTCAGATGTAAATCCTAATTACGATGACAAAGATAAGTCTCCTTTTGCGGGGATGAGTAACGAAGAAATAAACGATCACTTTAAAAATAATTTTTCGTTCTAAAAACTACGCCTACTTTACGTTAAAGATGTAAAGCGGGTGTTTTTTATGCCCTAAAACGGAAGGAGGGGTTTCATGAGAACGAAAGTAGCAATTTTAGGTAGAACTTTTATCGCAAACATCAGTGTGTTGTTGGTATTAGCGGCTGCTATTATTTTCATTTACGCAGGCTTTGCGATTGGAAATCTTGTCGGCTTGATTGTTCTTGGAGTTGTGCTGTTACTTCTAGCATATTTGCTTAGTCCTTCCGATTCTGGGGGTGGTAACTAATGGCATTTAATCCATTTGCTAAATTCCAAACACGAAGTCAGACACTTCCTAGTTCAAGTGTCTCTCCAATTTCGTTTGTGAACGGCAGATTGGTTCCGCAGTCGATGGTTGATATTAATTATTTACACAATTCTGATGTGTGGGCGGTTATTTATCGAATTGCTTCTGATGTGGCTGCATGTGATTTTGTGGGACCCGCACCAATCAAGGATGTGTTGAACAGACCTAATAATTTAATTAACGGCTTTAGTTTTTGGCAGACGGTCGTTACTCAATTACTTTTGTCGGGAAATTCATATGTAACGATTGAACATAACGGTTCATTACCAAGCAGATTGGAATTTGTACCACCATCACAGATGTTAATTACTTTGGAAGACAACTCAGCTGATATGACCTACACAGTCACATATGACGACGAGAGACCGCAAAGAGATTTCAACAGTAAAGATGTGATGCACTTTCGAATCATGGCTCACGGTGCAAATGGTCAACAATACATTGGTCATAGCCCGTTAGAAGCATTAGCGAAAGAAATTGGAATTCAAGATTATTCCAAAAACCTCACATTAGACACTTTGAAAAATGCGATTAATCCTAATATAACTTTGACAGTTCCTGAAGGTACTCTCGATGGAGAAGCAAAAGAAAATATCAGAACCGAATTTGAAAAAGTTAATGGTAAAGGTAATAACGGCCGTGCGATTGTGTTAGACCAAGGTTTAAAAATTGACACAATACAAATTAATGCTGACGTTGCTAAATTTCTGAACAACAATGATTTTTCAAAAACTCAAATCAGTTCAGCGTTTTTGGTACCAGCGGAATATTTGAACGGTGAGGGCGACCAACAAAGTAACTTAGACCAAACCGTGAGTTTATACGCTAACTCGTTGCAGACTTATTTGAAGTCAGTTTCGAGCGAAGTGTCAATGAAATTAAATGCACAGATTAAATTAGATCCCGTCAATGCAATTGACGTTGATCATCAGAAGTTGATTGATAATCTTGCTAAATTGTCGACTGGTAAAATGCCGGTCATGCAACCATATGAAGTTATGGAGATTCTGAAACGAAATGGGGTGTTTGGGCTTGAATAGCGCATTAGATATTAGAAGTTTTCCAAGTTCAGATATCTGTATCAGAGATGGCACCGATGTGGGGATGAAAGTTCAAGGTTATGCCTTGAAGTTCAACAAGCCCAGTAAGCCAATGCCGTTTATTGAATACATCAGTCCACACGCTTTTGATAACACTGATTTATCGCAAGTGTTGCTCGTGTATGGCCATGAATTCAACAATATTCTATCTCGTGTCGATTCTGCTACTTTAAAAATCACGATTGACGACACAGGTTTGTTTTTTGAAGCAACATTACCACCAACCCAATTAGGCAGAGATACATACGAAAATATTAACTTTGGAAATATTAAGGGATGTTCTTTTGCTGTCAAGATTGGTCAAGATTCATGGGATGTCAAAAATGGTCAAACAATCCATTACATTGAGACAGTCGAACTGCTTAATGAATTAACGTTGACACCATTACCGGCATACTCCGAAACGAGTGTGAACATTAAACGTTCACTAGAAAATTTTATGAAAGGTCGTGAAGACTTGCCAGACAATCAACAACAAAATCCAATTGATGAATTTAAATCATTGTTAACTGGATTTTTAGCAAAAATGAATGAACATGACGATTCTTCATCTGTCGATGGAATTGATGATGGCTCCCCAGCCTCATCAGCAGAACCTAATTCTGATGGAGAGATTCAACGTTCAGCTTCAAGTGCTGCATCCTCAACAGCTGAAGCTGATTCAAGTGCAACAAGTACCGAACCTGGTTCAGCATCGTCTGCATCAAGTTCAACCGAACCCGCCAGTTCCGCAAAACCGGCTTCATCTAGCACGGCTCCCCAAAGTCATGCTGACGAACCATCAAGTTCGGCCGAACCAGCTAGTTCAAGTTCAGCCCCAGAACCACCAAAAAATAAAGATGACGGTAAGGCAAAGCCTGCCGATAAAGGAGTGAAACCAATGTCAAAAGTATTAACACCAGGTGGAGAACCAGATCAAAAAGAAAAAAACAAAGTGATCCAACGTTCATTTGAAAGCTTCTTGAAAGCTGGTCAAATTACTCGTGAAGATCCAACGGTTGCCGCAGTTACTGGTGGAATTACATTAAAAGATGGTTCAGTAATTATTCCTGAAACAATTCTTCCAGTTGAACATGAAACGTATCAATATCCACGCCTTGCTGGATTAGTACGAACTGTTTCGGTTACAACAACTACTGGTAAATTACCAATCTTCATGAATTCTACCGAAACATTAGCTGAACATGTGGAATTCGGGAAAACTGATCCATCTAAATTCCCTGAAGTTAAACCTGTTAATTGGGATTTAAAAACTCGTACAGGAAACTATGTGTATTCACGAGACTTAATTGAAGATTCTGAATACAATTGGCAATCTGATTTGGCTGGTCGATTACAAGAATTACGTGATAACACCGATGATTCACTTATCATGATTGCGTTGACTACTGGTATCACACCAACCAAAGCTACCGATTTGCTTTCAAGTATCAAAACGGCATTGAATGTAACTTTAAAACCAGTTGATGCCCAAAAAGCTCAAATTATTTTGAGTCAAACTGCTTACGATTATCTTGATCAGTTAAAAGATGGATTTGGTCGTCCATTAATTCAACCAGATGTGACTAAAGCAGCTGGTCAAACAATTCTTGGTAAAACTGTCGTGGTTGTTGAAGATACATTATATCCAGGTGCTAAAGCCGGAGACATTAATGTAACCATTGCACCACTTCAAAAAGCCGTAATTCGATTTAAAAAATCAGAAATTACTGGTCAATTCCAAGATAGTTACGACATTTGGTATCAAATTTTAGGTATCTATCTTCGTGAAGACGTGGTTCAAGCTCGTAAGGACTTGATTGTTAATTTGACTGCCGCCCCAAAAGCCTAGTGTCTGGTGAGAACCCGGACGTTAAAGCTACTGGTTTGATTCCAAATCAAAAGTCGGCAACGATTAAGATTGGTGAAAACAAACCAATAACACTAACCACTGATCCAGTCGATGCATCTGATTCAGCAGCAGTTCTTGCAGCAGTTGGTTGGACTTCGAATGACCCAGCAATCGCTACCGTTGATGAAAATGGTGTTATCACTGCTGTTGCAGCAGGTACTACTAAAGTTGTCGCTACGAGCGGTAGCTTAACAGTATCAATCGATGTAACAGTTCCAGCAGCAACCGAGTAATTAAATTACGTTGCTTATGAAATACACAGTTCGGTTTAGCCGGGCGGCGTTTAAGGGGATGAAATGATGGCAGAAACTGATGAAATCACAGAAATTGACACAGAGAAACTGATGGACGATTTGAATTTGGATGATACTCCAGAAAACAAAGCCATTATTACTGATCTAATCTTGGATGCAAGCGATCTAATTCGGAGTTCAGTTAACTACAAAGTGGCTGAAACCGAATATTTTAAGTTTCCAATTTACATTCGAGCAGTCAAGACGTTAGCAACGCAACTTTATTACGACAGAACGTTATCTGAGGGGATGTCAAAAGGACTCCAGATGATGATTAATAATTTGAAAGGTCGCGTTGTTGATGGTAGCTAAAATATATAAGCCCCATGAATTGAACAAAGTAGCTCAATTAGGAACCACTGATTTTAAGCGAAATGAATTCACCGGTGTGAATTTATCAACATTTGTACCACAATTTACAAAAATCCATTACACATCAATCAAGAGAACTATTGAGCAAAAAGTCGGTATTTTGGGAACTGAGTTGGAACATACGATTATGATTGTTGTCCGACATAATCCAGAATTCGAAGAGATGGAAAAAGTTAAAGTGGCGAATGGAACTGAATATGACATTGTGGATGTGAGCGCAGATGATAGTGACAACTACATCACTTACGACATCATCACAATGAGAAAATCAGAAAAAGTTGAGGGTGCTTAATGGCTGGATTAGATGATGTTTTAGCTGAATATCAACGCCAAATTAAAGGTGCGGTTGAATTAACCGCAAAGGAACGTGCTCAAATTACAAAGGCTGGTGCCGATGTATTTAGAGACAAACTTGAAGAAGCAAACCGTGAATTGCATCGTTCCAGAACTGGAAAAAATCACATGTCTGATCATATTTCGAGTGTTAACAAAACACTGGAAAAAGTATTGGACGGAACTTCCACTGTTGCTTGGGATGATGCACATCATGCTGCAAATGCTCGAAGACTAAATGACGGAACTAAATTTTACACTGCTGATCATTGGGTCGAGCATGTGCGAACTGAGTCCATGCCGGAAGTATTAGCGGCTGAACATGCCGAATATCAGAAAATTTTGAAAAAACGAGGGTTTTGATTATGCCGTTACCAACCACAGAAGCATATGACTTAATTAATAGTGCTGAATATAAGCAACTAGATGGTATTTTTACCACAAATATTCCAGAAAAGTATCGCAAACATACCGATAGAACCGATTGTTTAATTACAGAGGTTGATTCTATCCCGGATGATTATGGAAATAATGATTTTAATAGCTTAGATAACACTGTTGAAGTTCAAATTTTTTACAAAAAAGAAATGGACTTTGCACCCGAAATTTTTGAATTGGAACTGATGCGACTATTTCAACGTAAATATTGGCACATAGACCAGACAAAACCACATGTTTTAGATCCAGACACAAATCAAATTACAAAAACATTTTATTTTTCAAAAACTAATTATTTATAGGAGGTAACACACATGGCCGTTGTAGGTTTAAAAATGATTACTGCTGCACTAGTAGATGAAAATCAAAAACTCATTGCAGGGATTGAAAAAGGTTTATCAGAATCGGGGATTTACTCAGTTGACGAAAAAGACATGGGTTCTAAAACTGCAAATATTACTGGTATAGAAGGAACGCTTGTTAAAATTCCTGGTAATAATCAGATTATGGATGCATATACTGGTCCGGCATCACCATCTGTAGCAATGGATATTAATAACCTAGCGTTTTTGGTTGCACAAAAAATGTTGGGATATTTGGCTGACGGAAAAGGTGGGTTTGCTTACACTGGGACAAAACCCCGCGTTGCCTTACTGATTGAAACTCAAACATTAGATCGAAAAGATTCAATCTTCTTTGGATTTGGTAATGGTAATGTAAGTTCTGCATCTCAAAATATTGGTACTGATACCGATACAGCTCAAACTCGTGAAGACGATCAATTGACTTATACCGCCTTAAGCACAATTGCATTTGGTGGAGAACCAATTAAAAAATATTTCACTGGGGATAAAAATTACGATAGCAAAACCATGATGAAAGAAGTTTTCGGTGGATATACTGGTGATTACGGAACGGCAAGTACTACTGCACCAAATACATCGCCAACTAACAGCACCATCGCCAACTAACAGCACTCCTGACACGTCAACAATTCCAGTTCCCAGCGTAACTTTGGATAAAGATGATGTATCAATCAAGGTCGGTGGAACAGCTAAGTTAACTCCAACAATTAACCCAGCAAATGCCACTGATAAGACTGGTAAATGGTCGGTAACTGATGATTCAATCGCTACTGTTGGAAACGACGGCACAGTTACTGGTGTTAAGGTCGTAACCACGATTGTTACATTTGCTACGACTGATGGTAATAAGACTGCACAAGCTACTGTTACAGTAACTGCTGCTTAATAAAGGAGAAAAATTAGATGTCTATTAAGATTAAAGTTAATGAATTAAATAAGGACAAACCGTTCTTTGTTAAAACAACAAATGCAAATATGCGTTTGGTTCTGAATTTTCAATTATTGCTGGCCAAATCGGATGATTTGAGTGAACAAGCTAAGGAAGATGCTGATTCTGTGAAAAGTTCAGACATGTTGAAAGAACAATTGAAAATCATTGATTCAACTACTGAATTAATCCAAAATATTTTGCATTTAAATGAGAAACAACTAAAACGTTTAGATGATATGGAAACAGAAGATTCAATCTTGCTTGCAAATCGAATTACGATGCGCATGAATGGATTTACGGAAAAAGAAATTCAAAAAATGTATGAAGAGGATGTTGACGATGAGGGAAAAGAATAACTCCAGCTCAACGTGTCTATGAGTTGGAGAATGAACTTGCAGACTTTGATTTAGACGAGAAAAACGTGCTAATTAATCTGCATTGGCCTATGGAAGCATTTGAAAAGGCAGATTATTTTAGATTCCATGAAGTTCTTGCCGCTAAAGAAAAAGAAGACCGACTTGTTGATCCAATGTCACTACTCTAGCCGACTGTCACATTTATGACGGTTGGCTTTTTTTATACAAAAATCGAAGGGAAATGAGAAAATGGCAAATAAATTAAGTGCTGAAATGTCGACGAGTGTCGCTCTTGATACCATGAGTGCATCTAAATCATTAAGCACTTTAACAACGGCTGTTAAGACCGCCACGAACGCATGGAAAGCAAATGAGGCCATGCTCAAAAGTACTGGTGATTATTTAAAAGCTTCCGAAGCGAGATACAACGGTTTAGGCAATGCTATCGGTGCTTTGGGAAATAAGATAGGAGTGCTCAAACAAAAGCAATCTGAACTTGATACGTCAACCCAAGATGGTGCTAAGGCTTGGGCTAAATACGAAACTGAAATTAGCAAAGCGCAAACACAAATGGCTTCAATGAATGCACAGCATTCAAGAGCTGAACAAGCAATGAAGTTGAACAAATCTGGCGTGCTTGAAATGTCTAGTGCGCTTAAGTTGGCGCAACAATCAACAAATGCATATGTTGAACGACTAAAAGCACAAGGTAACGAAACAGGCGCAACAAAAGCAAAAATTAGTGGGCTCAAAGAACAACAAGAAAAATTGTCAGTTCTTTACAAAGCACAAGTTAAGGAACTTGCAGATTTAAGTACGGCTACTGAACGTGATGCAACTGCTATTGAAAAGCAGAAAATTCGCGTGAACGAAACGGCCACAGCCATGGCGAAGGCAAAAACGGAATCGAATGAACTTTCGAAATCTTTGGAAAAGGCCCCAAGTTTAACATGGACCCAAAAGTTAAAAAATAATTTAATGGGTGTCGAATCTGCAACTAAAAAAGCTGGAGAACAAGCTTCATCTTCTAGCAAGCATTTTTCAGTTTTAAAAGGCTCAATTGCTTCAATGATTGGTAATTCTGTTGCAATGAGTGTTATGAATTTAGGCTCGAAGCTGAAAGAAGCTGGTAAAGAAGGACTCGAACTCGCTGAACAAGGTGAACAAACTAAGCGTGTTTGGAAAGATTTGGGAGTCAGTGACAAAGGCATTGAAAAACTCAGTGCTTCAATGGTTGATTTACGCGCAAAGTCAGGCTATTCAGCCGGTTCAATTAAACAATTGCAGAAACAAATATATGGAATGACCGGATCATATCAAGCTGCTGATAAGATTACCAAATCAATTGTCGGTATGGGAGTTGCATCAGGCTTAACAGAAAAGCAAGCTACAAAAATGGGCGGTTCTTTAGCTCGTGTGTTTGGTTCTGATTCGGTTACGTCAACTCAATTAACAAGACTTGAAAAGCAAATGCCGGCTTTGGGTGGTGCTTTAGCGAAAGCGGCCGGAACGTCAAAAGAATCTTTCAATTCCATGATTACTGATGGCAAAGTCACTGGTGCTCAATTTGAAAAGTTGATGGAGAAAGTTTCGAAAGAATCTCCTGAAATGTTCAAGCGTTTTGGTAAAACTGGTGAAGGTGCGGCTGCACAAATTAAAGGTTCTTGGACATCGCTTAAGTCAAATATGATGGCTCCGTTGGTTTCAGTTAAGGGTTCAGGAATTGGTCAACTTTCAAAAGCAATGCAATCAAAAGAAATGACACAAGCTTCTAAAGATATTGGTAAAGCATTATCTTCAGCTGCTAAAGGACTGGCATCTTTTGTTGGCTATGCTGCAAAACATTCTAAAGATTTGCTTGGAATTGCTTCTTCGATTGGTCAAATCGTCAAAGCGTTAAGTGCTGGAGTATGGGATGTTATTTCAGGATCAATCAAAAGTATTTCAGGAGAGTTTGGAAAATTAAGTGGTAATTCTAAGGCTGCTAAAGATCCAATCAAAACAGTTAATTCTGCACTGGCTGGGATTGCTAAACATAAGCAAGGAATTGAAGACGTTGGTAAAGTCCTAATTGTTGCATTTGTTAGTGCGAAAGTTCTTTCAGGAATTGGAGCGATAACAGGTTCAGCTCTCAAACTTTATGACGGTCTTAAATTACTCAAAACAGTTAAAACATTCTCTGACTTAAGCAAATTAAAAGATACCGGTTCAATCGTTAAAGGATTAGGTGGAGTTAAGACTGCTATCGGTGGTGTTAAATCAGGTTTTGGTGCATTAAAACTCGCAATGATGTCTAATCCATTTACTGCTATTGCAGTGGCGGTAGTGGCGATTGGAGTGGCATTAGTTGCTTTGTATAAACACAACGCTAAGTTCCGTAATTTCGTTAACGGTTTAGGCAAATCAGCACTCAAAGTTATCAAAAATATCGTCAAATGGTTTGTCGGACTTGGTAAATCAATTGGCAAAATATTCACTGGTTTTGGTAAGTGGACGAAAAAAGGAATGGACTCTGTTTCTAAAGCAACCAGTAATGGTGTCAACAAAGTTAAAAAAGGCTGGTCAGCTTACCAAAAATGGCACGATAATACCCAAAAGAAGATTTGGAGTTCTGCGCAGAAAACTTGGAAGTCAGGTTGGAGCAAAACTAAATCCGTAACCACAAGTGGCATTAATTTTGTTAAGAAAACTTGGAATAATCTCCATGATGAAACTGGCAAAATTGCTAAAAAGATGATGAAAGACCATCCGAAAACATTTAGTGCTGGTTATAAAGTCATGCAAGATCGGACAGAAACATGGAAAGACATCACGAATGGTCACTGGGATCGTTTAGGTTCAGATACTAAGAAAACAATCAAAGATATGACCAAATTTTGGAAAAGTCTATTTGGCGAAGCTTATGATTATTTGAATAAAATAACCGGTGGACGTTTAGGCGATATGGTTGATTCAACCACCAAATTCATGGCTAAGATTTCCAAAGGATGGACTGATACGTGGAATGGTATTAAAGGGTTCTTTGGTTCAATTTGGTCTGATATTAAAGGTTTGGCAAAAGACGGAATTTCAGGAGTCGTTGGATTTATCAATAATGGTATTTCAGGTATTGATACTGTAATTGATTTCTTTGGTGGTAAGAAACAAGCTATTTCTCCAATCAAATTGGCAACTGGTACGATGGGCGGTCGTTTAACTCAAAATACTTTAGCAATGCTTAATGACGGAAATGATAGCCCACAAACTGGCAATCAAGAGATGGTCCACAAGAAAAATGGGACAGCATATCTTGTGAATGGTCGAAATACCTTGAGATACCTTGAACGCGGTGATGCCGTGCTTAATGCGACTCAAACTCGTCAATTATTAACAGGACTTGTCCCACATTTTGCGAACGGAACTTTATGGGACACCATTAAAGATACTGCATCAGGTGCTGCAAGTTACGTTGCTGGTAAGGTTGGGGATGTTGGTAGTTGGCTAGGCGATAAGTATGAAGCAATTGAGAAATTCTTCAAAAATCCATTGCAAGAAGTTACAAAAGTTTTTGATAAGTACGCGGGATCTATTTCTGGTAGTTTTGGCAATCAATTCGGGGTTAATGGTGGACACTATTTAGTGAAAGCTGGGGAAGATTGGTTTAAAAACATCTTCAAAGGACTCCGTGGTAGCATGGATAATCCAGCTGGAACTGGTGTTGACCGATGGAAACCAGTTATTGAAGCAGTCGCTGATCGGATGCACATTAATTTGACCAGTGGAGCAATGACAGCTATTTTGAAACGTATTAATCAAGAATCTGGTGGTGACCCTAACATCACTAATAATTGGGATAGTAACGCCAAAGCCGGTCATCCATCAACTGGACTTTTGCAATTCATTCAACCAACTTTTGATAATTGGTTGCCAAAAGGTTTTGCGAACGTTATTCATAATGGGGCATCACAGATTGCAGCAATGTTTAACAATAGTAATTACTTGCGTGATATTTCAGTAGATGGTGGATGGGGTCCGACTGGACACAAAATGATGGCCAACGGTGGACTTGTTTCCAAACATCAAATGGTTGAGATGGCAGAAGGCAACAAACCTGAAATGGTCGTTCCTTTAGACAAAATGAAATCAAGCCGTGCATGGCAGTTAATGGCACAAGTTGTTTCGCATTTTACCAATGACGAAAATAGTGGAAATCTAAGCCAAGGCAACGTTAAAGATAGTGAAGAGTTGAAAAATTTGAGTGCTAAATTAGATAGTTTGATTACTTTGTTAAGTCAAATGCTCCAATTAACTGCTGCTCAAACGAAAACAATTCGTGATACTGCATTTAGCAAAGACCAACTTTACAAGCAACAAGCACTGGACCAAATCATGCGTGATGCCCAAGGATTCTAAAGGAAGGTGAAGTGATGATTTATGATCCACGACTCTATATTAAAATCGATGACGAAGACGAGATTGATGTGTCGGAACAAATCTCCGGATTAAAATTTCTGGGGGACGACGAGAATCCTAATCCATTAATCACATATCAAGCTGATACGGGAGTTGACGGTCAATTACCGTTAGCAACCACGTTTGATAAAAATGTGATTAATGCTAATTTTTGGCTACATTTCAAAGATTATTATGATTTTAAAATTGCTAAACATGATATCCATCGTATTTTTAGTCGTAGAAGTAAAATGAGAATCCGAACTGATGCTGAACCGGATATTGTTAAATTTGTTCGTCCAGTACCATTCGAAATTTCGATTACTGAACCGGGTGGAACTGATTCAATGTTTACAATACCGTTCGATAATCCTAGTGGTTATAAATATTCATTGGGACGAAGTGATGATGATATGACTTATCATTCGGCAGAATGGCAAATTGGGATGAATATTCCTATTGATCAAATATTGTCGTATAAATCAACTTCGTCTGAATTTGAAATTTATAATGCTAGTGATATCGTTATTGATCCCTATTTGAAAAAACATGACTTGAAAATTTTAGTCAAATTTGTTGGAGATGGAATAACAATTACAAATAAAACAAACGGTACGAATTGGTCATATATTAAGGCAGCTACAAAAAATGATTCAATTATCCTAAACGGAATTGCTACAACTTTGAATGGAGAACCAGCGAGTGCGAATACCGATTTTGGGAACATTGTTCTTGAACAAGGGTATAACGATATTTCGGTAACAGGTGCAGCCGATTTTGAAATTGCGTTCAGTTTCCCGTTCGTTTATCTTGGATAAACTGGTTGTACAAGGGTTCAGTAGCACCTACAAAGAACCTTTGAATTGCGTGTTGTGGAATTCGTTCTATATTACATGGGAAGCTAATAACACGTTTGAGATGCAATTTACAGCATACGATGACGGCTCAGTTGCTTTCGGAATGATTGATAGTGAATCAAGTTTGTTTTTTGATAATCAAGAATACATCATTAAACAATGCGTACCGGATTATAATGCAAATGTAAATACGATTCAGATAACTGCAACGCATGTATATAACGAGACAAGTCGAATCTGGCAAAGAACGGTTAAAGAAGGTACATTAACTTATTCAGTAAACGATGTGCTTTCTTTTTATCTGTATTCGAATAGTTATGGTTTTACGTATGAAGTTGTTGGATCGTTTGATTCACAACAAATTGATAGTTTGGGTGGAGATTCCGCCAAAGACGGATTGAGTAAGATTGTCGATACTTGGATCGGTTCGGTTGTATATGCAAATGGTCGTCATATTATTGTTTATTCAAAAGAAGCTTGGGAGAAAGATTTAGGTAATCGAATTGATTATTTGAATAATACATCGGAAATTCAGTTGACCTATGACTCAACCGATATGGTTAATCAGGTTTGGGTGATTGGGGCAACAATTGAATCAGATTCTGATGATGTAGATTCGAATGTTGAACAATATTATTTCGAACCGCATTTGGTAACTGATGATGAATCGGTATCTCGTTGGGGCGTTCGTCCTGGAGCGGACATTGACGATGATAGATTTACGAACGCCGATTCAATGGATGCATATGCGAAGACTCAAATGGTTACGGACCCAGCGTTGTCTTTTGATGTAACTTTGAATAGCAACGTTAAACCTGTGCCCGGAGAAATCAGAAGACTAGAAGTTAGACACAAAAATTTTGTTACTAAAATTCAAGTCGTTGCATTCACTTGGTATCCAATGGATCCTACGCAAAATACATCAGTAACGTTAAACAATACTTCTAAAACTATTTTGGATTATCAAAACAGCAACAAACGTAATCTTGAATCAGAGATGGACAATTTGAAAATACAAATTAATCAAAAAAACATCACCGGGGATGCCAACTCAATGCTATTCACTTGGACGAAAGAGGAGATGAATGAATATGGTAGCAGCTAACGTAATCGACATTGCGAAATGGCAAGATTCCAGTGCTTTAGATTGGCAAGCGATTAAAGATGCTGGCATTAAAGCCGTAATCATTCAGCTTTCTCACGGATTGGAGTATGAAGAGCAAGCCCGAGAACATATTGCAAATGCGAATAAATATGGATTGATTTGGCACGGATATCATTTTTACCAAGGTGAAACAGGAGAAGTTGAGTTTTCGATTTCGAACGCTCAATCGTTGGGATTAGCTAAAGATGCGCATATGTTTCTTGATATTGAAGGGGATATCGCCGGAGATTGGCAAGCGCAGTTCTATGATTTTAAAGTTGAATGGGATAAAGCCGGATGGGAGTCTGGAATCTATGTATCTGATTCGCCATATCAGGCACAATTCGATAATGATAAATTGGTAGCTGACGGAGTGTATCGTTGGGTGGCTTCATATGGCAAGGCACCGTCTAATTATGATATGTGGCAAATTTCAGGTGCTGGTTCAGGAGGATTTGGAACTTATACTGATGACATTGATCGTGATTTTGATAAAACTGGTGCACTGATTATCTCGTATAAATCGACTGCTGCTGGTGCCGTTGGATTTCATCAAGACACTTCAAGGGGTGGCGGAATTGGACTGGCGTATTCGGGAGATAATAACAATTTCCATGTGGTTCTATCTCCATTAGGATTTATGTTCAACCAAGCGGACGGAGATCGGTTATGGCCATATATTGCTAACAAAATTACTTTTCCAGTCACTGCCTCAAGCATGGAATCCTATGTTACTGAATTATTAAAGGAATATACCCCGACAACTAGTTTGCCAAGTTTGAAAGGCGATAAAGGTGATACTGGATTGATTGGTCCCCAAGGTCCACAGGGAGAAAAAGGTGACACGGGCGCACAAGGTCCACAGGGCGTTGATGGCAAAGATGGAGCAGTAGGTGCTCAAGGTCTTAAAGGAGAACCAGGCGACACAGGGCCGCAAGGAATTCAAGGTGTCAAGGGTGATAAAGGCGATAAGGGCGATAAAGGTGATACAGGATTGTCGGCCTATCAATTGGCTGTTAACAATGGCTACACCGACACCGAGGCAGAATGGCTGGCAAGCCTTAAGGGTGTGGACGGTGCCCCTGGTAGTAGTGGTACGGACGCAGATTATAGCTTGACGGTGGATAGCATCATGTCGCTAGTCAAGGACGCGCTTAATTTACACATTGACACCAATACCGGCGATTTGATCAGCGATGACAAAACAATTGATGAGAGTACGCTTGTAGGTGCCGTTGCTAGCCGTGTGCTAAGCGACATCAAGCTAACGATTAAAGAGCCAGACTTATACGCAGATTTAGGGGGTGAGAGTTAATGAGCATTGATCTAGGTCGAGTGATGCCCGTACCAAAAGGGGCATATGATGTAACGACTGCTTACACGCGGTTAGACATCGTTACCAGCGGTAATAGCTCGTATATGTGTCTTGTCAGCAATACCGGTAAGGCTGTGACTGATGCAACCTACTGGCTATTACTAGCTAAGGCGGGCAGTGAGGGTAAGCCTGGGGATACTGGCCCGCAAGGCCCTAAGGGTGACAAAGGTGACCCCGGTCCAGCTGGCTCTACAGGCCCGATTGGTCCCCAAGGCCAACAGGGAGAAAAAGGCGACACTGGTGCTGATGGCGTAGCAGGGAAAGATGGAGTTGGCGCAAGTGTTGACTTAACTCCATACGCCAAAAAGACCGAAGTTATCCCTAGCAATTTAGTCAGCCTAGAAATTAATGCTGGTGCAACCTTTGATACTCCATTCATAGATTTTCATACAAAAACTGGTGTTAACGACTATGACGCACGAATTATTGTTGCTGGTGGCAAAAGTGGTGCAGTTGGGCAAGCTAACATGAACATAGTCGCTAACGGCGGAGTAATTATAAATGGCAAAAAAGTAGCCACGGTTGACCAAATTAATCCTTGGAACTCTATAACTGATAAAGGTCATGACTTGAACACCGTTATAACTGATGGACGTTATTGGTGCAAAGCTACTATGGGTAATGCTCCAGTAGCAACGTGGGGATATTTGTACGTTAATTCTGCTGACCCAGCAAGAGTTCAACAAGATTTTGTTTCTGATACTACAGCAGAAAAATATATTCGTATGAAATTTGGCGATAGTTGGACAGCATGGAGGCAAGTAACATTATGGTAAACAAATTAGCATTAGTGAGATTACCCGACAGCTTTACAGGGGCACAATTAACTGACAATGTATTCAATAATTGCAAGCTAGTTGTCAGCAAACTTGATGAACTATACAAGTTAGATGATTCGAAATTCAGTGAAGGCACAATCAGCAACGAGCCGATACCAGTACTGAATACGACCATGTTAAATCGTCAAGCGTATTTATGGCTGAACAAGCAGTTCGCTAACTTATCAATCATAGTTAATGAACTAGTTGTGCAATGGAATATTCACGGAGTTGTCGGAGTACCAGATTATACCGACACCACACGAATCACATTGTGGTTGCCACAAAAGTTGGCACTTAATGACGACTTCAAAAATAATATCAATTCAAATTGGCAAATCATTGAAAGCAAACTCAATGATTGCCTTTTATTTTTCAATAATTTATTTCAAAAGGGGGAAAATTAATTGGCAGTAAATTCATATACGGTCGTTGACATTATGAAGCCAACGCCGACAAAGATTGATTTAGCTTCCAGTTTCAACGGACGAGTTGGCGACAGTCAATCGTTCACAAAATTGTGGTTCAAACGCAATGGCTTGCCATTAGATCTAACGAATTACACGCTTTATCTATCAGGCAAAGACGCCAACGGTACAGCATTTAAACTCGTTGATTATGGTAAAGCTAACCAAACTGGAGACAATTTGCAAATCGGGAAAGTTACATTTTATTTTCCAGCAGGTACTTTTCAAGTCGAAGGTGATTGGGATTACACGACCACATTCTTTGGTATCAAAGATTCAAGTGGAACTGTAATTTCAACGGTTAATGTGGGTATTCATGTACTCGGAAATAGTGTTGATTTTGGTATCGACAGTAAGCCATTCTATACGGATTTAGATGAGTTGAACAAGCAAATGCAGGATTACATCAACGATAAAAAAGGCAAAATTGATTCAATGCTTAGTGAGGTTTTGGATAAAGATTCTAATTTGAACCAAAACTTATCTTCATTAACTTCGTTAATTGAAACCTATCAAAAGTTAATTGACGCTAAAGCAATCATTACACAAGATGATTTTAACGTATTCAAAAAGACGGTTGATGACGCAATAGCTAAATTATCAAAGGATTTAGTTATCGAAAATCGTGGTAGTGCAAATGTTACGGACGCTAGAAAACCTAGCTTCTATATCTCAAGCTATGTGCAAAAAATGCACACTGAATACTCTAACGGAGTTCAATTAAGCGGACTTCCATCGGGATTATATATTCTTGAGACGTTTACACCATTCACAGATTTAGCTTCTGGTGCCCCAATGCAAAGGGCTACTTTATGCACAACTAATAAGGCTCCGATGATCTACACACGTAACGGTGCTACTGCTGATACTTGGACTGTTTGGACGCAGATTACAACTTGGTAAACGAAAGGAAAAACTTATGATTAAAATTAGATTGAAAAATACGTGGGGGGGTAGAAATACCCTACTCTCCCAACACTTTAGCGCTTCTGAAAGGCGGTGCTAAATAATGGGACAAATACAATTAACGAAGGAATCTGGCTGGGAAAAAATAATCAATGATAATTTCACTGAAATTTTCGGTGGCGGCAAGTATTCAGATACGGGTTGGGTTACTGCAGGGATTACTTTTATTAACGGGGCTTCAAAAGGTGATGGTACTCCAAAATTTAGAACTATTACTCAAGGTAAATTAGGAATGACATTCCTTTCAATTCCAGTAATAGTTCCTCCTTTAAGTGCTGGAGCAGTATCTAATGTCGTTCAACTCCCCGATACTGCACAAGTTCCAAATGCGGAAAGTGATTTTGGTGGTTACAGTCGTACGGGTCAAAATAAGATGATGATTTGGGGTCGAAGCGCTAACTCACAATTATTCGTTAACTGTATTGACGCGTGGACAACAAATAACCAGATGGAAATCAATGGTTTCTTCATTTTCACAGTCAAATAGTCAATCGTCTTAGGGCGGTTGACCGTCAAGGAGGACACAATAATGGCAGATGTAACAAAGGAAACAGGGTGGCTACCAAAGCTGAACGCAAACGACACTAGTTATAGTGCATGGACACAAACTGGCATTGTTTACGTTAACGGTTGGAACGGTGCAGGAGATAGTGAACTTAACGATGTTAGATATCGTACTGTTTCACTAGGCGGTAAAGTTCATCAAATCGAAATATCTGGGTGGATGCATATATCGTCGCTAAAGTCAGCAACTGATGCATTGATTTTTACTCTCCCAACAAATATTTCTCCAGTCGAAGGTACAAAAGTTAATCTCGTTGGTGGTTTCACAAATACTTGGGGATCTAATACCATCAGATTAAATTATGGCGATATCGGCAAAATAACCGGAGCTTATTTCGGTGCTGATATTACTGCAAAAACGGATTTAAAAATTAACTTAATAATCAGCTGGTAAAGGAGGACAAGAATGAAGGCAATTTATATTTATAATAAGCAAAACCAATTCGTTGGTTCTGATGTCGTTGAAGATGACTACGAATTAACTGACGGACAAACAATCGTAGAACCCGAAGAAGGACTTTATCAACCATCAATTTTCGATGGTACTAAATGGGTTAGTTCTGATAAAGAAATCTACGAAATTGGGCTTGAAAAAGAGCGACAAGCATATTTGAAAGAACACCCAGAACTAGCAAAGCCAAGTGATATTCAAATGATGTTAATGAATCAAGCAACTCAAATTACAGGAATGCAAAAATTGATCATGTCGCAGGCTAGTGAATTAGCTGAAATGAAGAAAGGGAGTGCTGAATAATGTCAGTTTATGAACAATGTTTAATGTTTAAATCATGGGGTCAAACAGACCCAGAGTATTACAAAGTATTTGTTGGTTTTGGACTAACACCTGATCAATACAAAGAAATTACTGGTACAGACTATAAAGCGTAGGGGCGATGGAAACGATGGGTAATGTTCCACCTGGTTTTGTTTGGGATTTGGTGTGGCATAACGCTACGCACATGCAGGACAATCCGTATATCGATATTGTTTTTGTTCTCGTTATGTTTGATATTCTGACAGGATCATTGAAGGCATGGAAAACAGATGCTAAACGACATGTAAATAGTACTAAAGGTCTAAACGGATTAGCTAAGCATTCATTGATTCTTGCAATGATTGCTTTTTTATATCCAATTCTTGCAGCAATGGGGTTGGAAACAGAAGCAAACATTTTTTTAACGTACTTTATTTACCAATATGGCGTTTCAATAATGGAAAACTTAGATGTTTTAGGAGTGCCATTTCCAATGCCAATACGTAAAAAGTTTGAAAAAATGGCATCTAGATCAGATGAATTCATTAAGAAAGATGAGGAAAAAAATGACAAAACAAAATAAGTTAAAGAGTTTGGTTGTTGCTTCTGCAGCGGCCTTTTTAGTTGCTTTGCCAATCGTACAAACCAGTCAAGCCTTTGACTTGAACTCAGTTCAAACAGTTCAAGCTGCTAAAGGCGACAAAGGTGTAGATTGGTCTAAGTATCAAGGATCAACTGGAAAGTTTGGATATGCTTCTGATAAGTTCTCAATATCACAGGTTGGTGGTTATTATGATGGTTCATTTGTAGACCAAAATACGTATGCCACACAGGTGCAATATACAATTGCCCAGGGTAAACGAGCACATACCTATATTTATTCACAATTTAGTTCTCGTGCTCAAGCTGATCAAATGCTAGATCATTATTTGCCAATGATTCAAACGCCTAAAGGATCTATTGTAGCTTTAGATGTTGAATCAGGTAATCCTAATACGGATGCTGTACGTTATGCGTTAGATCGTGTTCAAAAAGCAGGCTATACCGCAGTGCTTTACGGCTATAAGAGTTTCTTAGTTAATCACTTAGATTTAAGTTCATTAGCTAAAGCATACCCATTATGGCTAGGTGAATATCCAGATTATCAAGTAACGCCAGAACCAAACTACAATTACTTTCCAAGTTTTGACAATGTAACTATGTTCCAATTTACTTCGACTTATATTGCTGGTGGATTAGATGGGAATATTGATTTAACTGGAATAACGGATAATGGTTATACTAAAAACAACAACCCTAATACAGATACTCCAGCTATTGATGCAGGACAAGAAGCTGACAATACTTCTAAGTCAGATATCAAAACTGGTAATACAGTCAAAGTAAACTTCTCAGCTACTAAATGGGCAACTGGTCAATCAATCCCTAATTGGGTAAAAGGTCAGTCCTATAAAGTTGCACAAGTTAGTGGTAACAAAGTATTGCTTTCAGGCATTCAAAGCTGGATCAATAAATCTAACGTTGAAATTCTTGATACAAGTACATCTTCAAATTCTCAATCAAACTCAATTAGCTCAGTCTATTATGTTCAAAGCGGAGATACTTTAAGCGGTATTGCGCAACAATACGGAACTGATTATTGGACTTTAGCAAGTGTGAATGGAATTAGTGATCCTAACTCGATTCAAGTTGGACAAGCTATTAAGGTGAATGGTTCAAGTTCATCAACGGTGGCTTACACCGTTCAAAGTGGAGATACACTTTCGGGTATTGCTAACGAATTTGGAACTGATTATTGGAGCATTGCGAATGCGAATGGTATTTCAAATCCAGATAGCATTTATCCTGGTCAAATTCTATATTTCTAA